AGGCAGGGTGAGAGGATAGGGTTGATTTCGTGGTCAGTAAGTCGCATCGCTTTTGGAGTTTTTGGGTTTCGTAAACTCGGAGCGGGCGGTCTCGCCGACTCCATGCGATGAATGGGAGACGATACGGGGCAAAGTTGCAAGGGTTATTTTGACTGATACCACTATATATAGTGATCAGCCAGCAGTTCTGACACAACCTGTGGTATGTGTGAGCCGCATCGCGCCAGCGTTCCTCGGGGTCGTGAATGTCCACCGGGCGGGCGAGCATGAAGAAGTCCTCGGTGTTGATGACCACGCCATTCCATGCGGTGAGTTCGACCTCCTCGGCGAAACATCGCGGCTGCGGGTAGCGCCGGTAGAGGTCGAGGATTTGGAGTTCCAGTTCGCGATTCACCGCCGCACCTTTCCGAATCCACCGCCTCGGAATCCTGCCATGACTCGGGTTGCTTCGTGGCGCTCGGCTTTCCGTGGGATCGCGGAGCGGTCGATGACCATCCCGCGTTTGATAGCCTGGTGCGAAAGAGAGAACGCATCGCAGAAGTGACTGCTCCAATCATGCACCGGCACATCCTTGATGGTCACCCCATCGCGCTCCTCTTTGGAATGGTAGGCGTCGAGCGCCTCGATGCCATCCGCGCAACCGGCCTCGTTGATGTGAATGCGCGGGAACGCATCGTTGGCAAGGTTGATGCCATCCCAAACGCTGATCTGCCGTGGCACAGGAACCACGCCGGTCAGCCCGCTGCGACCGAGCGCCTCCTGCCAGAGTCCACCGACTTCCGCGGCGGCATCGTGTGGAATGTAATGCCCACCGTAGCCATACTGCTTGTCCTTGAGTCGTGCCGCCCAGTCCGCCGGCGTCTTGCACTCGTCGCTCCCGGAGAGAGATTCTAGGTAGTTGATGCGGTCGCCCACCATCTGCCAAATCCACACCTTCTGGTTGAGCGGAGCGCCCACATCCCATGAGGTGTAGACCGGCAGTTCCTTGAACCACAGAATGTCGTTGGTGATGCGCTTCTCGGCGCGGGCCTTTTCGAGGGATCGAACATAGATCGCGCCCGGGCGACCGATGTTGAAGCTGCACTCGTATTCCTGCTGGAACGCATTCTCCGTGGTGCCACGCCGGATGTCGGCGAGTTCCTCCTCGGGAATGATGTGGCTCTCGCTCGCCTTGAGCATGAGCGTGAACCACTCGTTGTCCGCACACGCCCGGTTCCACATCTTCCAGAAAATGTTTCGCCCCTTCGGCGTTCCCACCCATGTCGCCCAGCCTTGATAGTCGGTGAGCGTGGGCCGGATGACATTGTCCCACGCCGCGGGATCGAGATCCGCGGCCTCGTCCATCACCACCCCATCGAGGTAGATTCCGCGGAGGCGCTCGTAGGCTTCGCCCGAGTAGAGTCGGATCGTCGCCTCGTTGTGGAAGGTGATCGCGAGATCGGCCTTGTTGATCACCACGCCGGGGATTTGCGAGGTGAACTGGACAAGGTATTTCCACGCGATGTCCTTCGCCTGCTCGCGGGTCGGAGCCACATAGGCGTAGCGGAGGGGCGGTCCGCTGCGCTTGTGCGAGAGCGCCTTGGCGATGAGGTCTTGGATGCACACAAACGACTTTCCGGCGCGGCGGTGCAGCACCATCACCGACCAGCGTTGCGAGCGGTGCAGGTAGCTTGCCAACTGGGGGCGCGGGATGATGTCGATGTTAATGGCCACCGATGCGGATGTTGATGTCCATGGCCCCGGCGACCTCGATCTTCTCCGGTTCGTTCCATCCCATCGCCTTCGCGAGCATTTCCCCATACTTCGCGCAGGTCGCGGATTCCGGTGGCATTTCCATGAACCGCTCGCGAAGTGTTTCGAGGTAGGTCTCGCGTTTGTAGCTCATCTTGGATTCCGACTTGGCGCGAAGTTCGTCAATTCGGAAGGCCACACTTGCATTTCCTTGCAATTTGCAAGCGGCACCATCGGCTCCCTTTTCGGAGTAACCGGCGCGGATGTAGGCTTGAGTAAGCGAGAGACCGCTCGCGACCCCTTGGCAAAACGCCTCTTGTTTCGGGTTCAATTTCATAGGGTTGATGGTATCAGTCAAAATTGATCTTGACAAGTATTGGGAATCTCCCCCTCATACTCCCCCTGTGGTTGTTATTTCGATGTGAGTCATTTCTTCTTTCTTCGTTTTGACTTTGCTTTGGACAAAGAGGATTTCGACACTTTCTGGATCGTCGTCCGGGATGAGTTTCGCGTAACGCAACTGGTCGATGAGTGGCTTGCATCCGCCTGCGAAGTTGTCTGCATCAAGTAGACGAACGGATTTTCTTTCAATGCGGAGTCGAGTGCGCGGCGGGCGCGGACTTTCTCCTTTTGGAGGGTCGTCCAATGTTGCCCGAGGAGCCGGTTGAGACTGGGGGTGAGGTAGCCCCGCAGTTGAAGAGTGAGTGAACACTCCCGGGCTGGATTCGGTGTATCCGAGTTGTCTGAGTTGTTCATGGGTCCAGTTCATGGTTTGAGGCCCGCTGCTTTGAGCCACGCATCGAGATCGTAGCCGTTGAGCGTTGTGTCGCGAAATTGGATTGCCTCTCTCAATGCCTCCCGCGCCTCGTCGCGCTCTTGCTTGAGATGGTTTGCCAATTGTGTAAAAACCTCCAAAGCCAGCTTCAAGGTGCGTTCGTTGTCAGTCTCAGGTGTGTCACTCATCGTTTTTTCCTTTCTCGCAACATTTTTATGATTTCGGGGTATTTCGCCGGGTAGAATGCCGCGTCTTTAATTTTGTCCGCAGGTAAATCCATCGTGCTGCAGACTTGCGTGAACGCTCGGTTCTTAAAAAAATGCCGAGCCGACCGCCGAGCCTCCACCATGATCGCCCGCTGGTGTTTCGATTTGTATTTCTGGCGGTTCCAGATGTCCTCGACCGCCTGCAAGATGATGTTGCAGGCTAAGTCTCGGACCCCTTCGAGATGGTAGTCTTTAGAAGGGGATTTCGTCACTTTCAGTGGTTGCTGGTCGTGGGGTTGTTTTTTCGGTTTTCTCGACATGCTTGGCGTTGCCGAGGATGGGCAGTTGGAGACCGTCTTCACGCTCGGCCTTGGAGACCGATTGTTTGACCATGTAGTCGCCGAACTGACCGTCCGGGGTGTCGATGAGGATGAGGTCGGCAAAGACCGCCTCCTTGCCGTTCTTGCGGGTGATCCGCTTGAAGCGGGCTTTGTCGAGTTGGGTTACATCAATGCTTAATGTGATCATGGTTGGTTTTGTATTGGTTGTTCGTCTGGTGGGAGAGTGTTCAAAAAGGCGACCGCCTTGCCGGACCCAGCGACCTCCGCTGCGGTCACGCAGTTGTCGGAAATCACACCGTGGTCTTGCAGGATGTTCATCACCTCGGTTTCGTTGAGCCGATGCGCCTCGATGTAGTGTTCTAGTGTGTTCATATGGTATCAGTCAAAACTTCGTTATTTATAGTGAAAATTGCAGTTGAGGGCGGCGATCTCCTCCGGTTGATTGTTCTAAATAGCGATGGAGTTCCTCTAACCGTTCTTCTCCTCCACGCATCCACCCCGTGCCATCGCAGGACTCCACCCCAGCTTCATGGCAAATCCAAAGCAGACGCTCGGAATTTACCCGTCCGACATGGACCCGAGGAAAATTGTTTGCCCAAGTGTGTAGGTGCTTCCACTTCCACTCGGTTGTGCCTCCTACAAAGATCACTTCTGCTTCGTGCGGAACATCGTTTGGGGTCATTCCATCCTGCACGGCAAAGGCAAAGCATACCCCGTGCAGGCGATCTCGTAGTTGAGGCATCCATTCATGCCAGCGGATGATCGTTGACTCCCTGTCTGCTACCACATCGGGAACCACTACCCAGCGCGGCTTGTGTGCAGATTTTGATTTCTCAATCAAATTGAGAAAGGCTTCTGCATCCCACTCCCGGTCATTGGCCCATGCCCCGTATGCGCCATTGTCGAGAGCGTATGGCATCCACGATGGAGGTTGCCGCCAACCATCTGGAGATAGCAACCAGCCGATTCGGTTTAAAAACTTACCGGCAAGGTATCCTATCTGGATTCCAGAGTTGTTGGACGGCATCACGATCATTCCAGTTCTTTGAATAGGTTTTTAAGGGTTTTTTTTAATAAATCCTCGTGAAATTGTTGTGCGTCTTGAAGCTCCCAGCCAAAATCCATAGCGCATTCAACAAAGTCTTCCTTCGTTTGCCTCAAAAAAAACGCAAGCATATCAGCTTCATAGAAATCCAATTTCATGTATTGATTATTTTCGTAAACTCCGATAACCGCCGGAGGATCGGCTCGCCCCTGTCGGACGAGAGCATTTTTCTGAGGTCGCCCTTGGCGGCATTCGCCGTCCAGATCACCGGCAGTTCATGGGAGGATCGGTGTTCCAGCAGGTCGAAGAGTTCCAGTTCCGACCTCTCGGTCATCTTCTGCTTGCCGAGGTCATCGAGCAGCAGCACCTTGGTCCGGCGGCAGCGGGTGAGAGTGTCCTCGGCGAGCGCCTTGGCCTGCGGATTGTCGTGGAATTGGTCGGCGCAGGCTTTCGCAAACCCCGTGGCCGTGATGCCAAAGACGCGAAGCCCGCTGAAATGCAGTCGCTTGAGCAGTATCCACGCCGCCCGCGTCTTCCCGCAGCCCGCAGGCCCGACGAGACCGAGGCCGACCGGATTAAACCGCCATGCCTCGCATTCGCGCAGGAAGGCCGCAGGAATGCGTTTGGGGTCGCTTTCGCGGTAGATTGGTGGGCAGATGGCATTGAACGCCTCCTGCCGCCTCTCCTGCTCCTCTGTGGCCTGCTCCTGCTTCAGCCTTTCGATTCTTTCGAGATCGCACTCGTCGCAGAGGATTTTGATGTTCGGAAAAATCCGCAGCAGATCATCGCCCGGAACCGGCACCGAGTTGTAGCACGACTCGGTCGCGCAGCATTGGACCGTGGCTACCATTGCTCGACCTCCTCGACCTTGGCTGGCGCGAGCGCCGGTTCGACCTTGTTGAGCCAGTTGATGACAAACTGGCGGGTCTTCTTGCGACCGGGGCGGGCGAGGAGCCACGCATCCATCTTGCGGGACTCCGCATCGACATCGATGCCCGGATAATGCCTCCGCATTTCAGACCAGAACTCCTCATCGAGAAGGTAGGCGTTGCTTTGGGGAGCGGAGCGACCTACTTCCTTTCCTTTCCCTTCCATTACATTCCTTTCCTTTCCTTTCCGTTCGCGGTCAGCTTCGCCATCCTGTGAAGCACCTGCTTGACCTTCTGGTTGAAGCTGAGCTTCAAGCTGTGCTTCGCGGCGTGCTTCACCACTTGCTCGACCACCACGCGAAGCAAATTCGCGTTTTGCTTGAACCTCTGCTTCCTTCGCAACCGGATAGAATGCAATGCGTAGGTCGCGCCCGCGCCACTCCCAAAGTTGCGCTTGTGCGGAAACCTCGCTTGCCAACACTCCGCAGGTCATCTGCCATTGCCGGTCTTTCCACTCACGGCATCCCTTAATGACGCCGCCGTTTTCTTGGTCGGAGCAGTAAGCGAGAAGGGACAACCAAGTCGCCCGCTCGACCGGCTCCGCCCCGACAAACGCCGGGGAGCGGAGGTTCGCGATCTCGATATTGAGCCACCTCATTTCATGCCTTCCTTTCAAACATGGCGATTGGCCTCATGTGAGCGCGGGAGGAAGACATGTAGCCCACCTTCTGCCATGCTTTTGACTTGAAGATCGCACCCATCACTCGCGGGTCGATGTTCGCAGGAGGTGGACACATCTCGCGAACATCGTTGACCGTGATGACGCCCCTCTGATTGGCGAGGGATTCCGCTGCGAGTCGGGCCTCGGCGAGGTAGTCCTCACGGGTGGTTTCAAACAAGTCCATGACGGTTTGGAGATCGTTGCTCATAGGTAGCCCTCCATCTCACTATTGCGAGCCGCATATAGTTCATCCCTATAAGTTTTGTAACAATCCGATGAACAAAAAGTGCTTTTGCCTGTAATTGTTGAAAATAACTCTCCGCATTCAGCGCATCGCTTGGTTACTGCCCGCGATTGCCTGTATTCTTTTCTTGCATCAACAAGTGCCGCATTTCTTTCACAATTTCTTTTATGTGCAACAATTGCCGAGCATTTTATTGAGCAGTATTTTTTTACTGAAGTATTTGTAAAAAAAACAACGCCGCACTCTTCGCATTTCTTTTCTTTTTTATTAAGTTTTGCAAGTTGTTGATATAATTTTTTTTGACGAAGTTTACTATTTTCCGCCGTTTTAAGAGTTGAGCAATCATCTGAACAATACTTTCTTGGCCCATTTGTTTCAAAATCCTTCCCGCATTTTGCACAAATTTTCTTCATTTCGCCGCCCTCGCTTTCTTCGGCTTGTCCTCGACCAATTTGACGATGTCGGCCTTGCGTTGCGCGTTCTCCTCACGCACCGGCATCCGCATCTTCTCATGCCACTCGCGGAATGCCTTGCCACCCATGTCGCCACCCATCGCCGCGACGAGATCATCGAGGCCCGATTTGCCTGCCACCGCCGCTGAGACAACGGCCAGCCGGTCGAAATACTCGCTGCCGGTCTGGTGCTGGAGTTTCCAACCGGGAACCTCGCCATTGGCCGCGAGAAGTTCCTTCGCCGCATCCTTGATCGGCTTGAGGAGTTCCTTCTCAAAGATCGACGCCGCCTTGAGGAATTTCCCCAGCCGATCCGGGTCGGCCAGAATCCCCTGCCGGACATCGGCCAGCGAAACCGAGGACTCGACGGTCGCCAGCGTTTGCACGACCGGCTCGACAACCTGTGGGCATCGGTCTTTTTTGAGGCACCATGAGCAATACTCATTCGCGCAGGGCTGGCGGTTGGGATTGGTCGCCGACTGCACGATTCGTTTCACCAACGCATCCGCCTCATCGTAGGTGTAGCGGTAGTGGACCACCTCGCGCTGGTCGCAGAATAGTAACACGCACTCCCACTCGGTCGCGAAGGTCCGAGCCATGTTGCCAAGGGCATAGGCACTCTGCTGCTTGTGATACGAGCGTAATTGGCCCGACTTTAGGTCCATGCTCATGGATTTCGCATTCACTCGCGAATCCTCCGTTCCCTCATGCGAGAGATGCGGCGTGGTCACCTTGAGGAGCGCCTCGTCGGCGATGATCTCATGCCCCTCGGCCAATTCCTTGGCCGTTGTGACCGCCCACAGCACCGCATCCTGCTCGTCGTCGGAGAGCGAAAGGAACGGCTGGCGCTCCCCCATGAGAAGACCCCGGAAGGCCAAGTCCATCCGAGTCCCGCGCTCCGCCGCAGGACCGGAGACGGGGTTGCTTTCAAAACAAGGACACAGGTCGAGCTTGTCGAGAGCGGAGTGGCGAATCGTCGCGCTCATTATGCGACCTCCTTTTGTTCTGCGAATTTTGCGAGGAATTTTTCAGCCTCTTTTGGTCCAAGGACCGCTGCGAGGAACTTCGGCGTGTTCGCTAGCACCCGGTTGCGGTAGCCCTCATCCGCGATGTCGCGGAAGGTCTGGCCCTCGGTGATCTGGCCTTTGGCGACGAGGAAGGCGTTCACCGCTGCCTCGTTCGCCACCAATTCCTCGGGCCAATCCGATTCCGGCGTGGTATCATTTGATACCGCCACGGCCTCGACCTCGATGAGCTTCGGGGCTTCCGCCACCGGCTCTGGGGTCACTTCCACCTTCACCGAGCGTGTCGGGCGAGGGGAGTCAAACTCACCGACCTCCTCCGGGGTATACATCCCATTGAGGACCGCAGGAAAGGTCGCACGGACCCCCTCCGAGATCACCCGCGCCCGGAGCATTTGGCGAGGGTAGGATTTCCAGTTGTCCTTCGATCCAAGACCCGCCGCCTTGGCGCGAGCCATGTCCCAATCGATGCGGAGCGATCCGCCCGCAGGGTGGGAGAATGTCGCGGACACCTTCTCATTAGTGTGGTCATGCCATTCGACACGCCCACCCGATTGCTGGAAACGCGCCAGCATCGAGTCGGCCTTGAGCGATGCGCGGCCTTGGATGATGTGGTAATCGCTGGCCACCGATCCGGGGTGACGCCCTTCGGCGGTCGCCACGATCATCAAGGCGAGTGCTTGGTCTGGTGTTTTCATGCCGAAGAGACCCGATTTCACGATGGCCGAGGCCATCACCTGCATGTCGCCCAAGGCGACTTGTGTGTTGACTTGTGTAGTCAGTGTTGTATTGCTCATTTTGTTATTACTGCTTTTCTTGTGGTTTTGACTTGACCCCGTTGGCTTGCCCGCCTTCGGGGTCGTTTTCTTGTGGTGAGGAGGTTAGTCCTCGAAATCTTCCCATTCTTGCCATCGCCTGCGTCGTTCCTCGAAACGGCGCATGCGGATGAACATATTGCGTTGCCCGCAGTGGTAGCTCGCGAGGCAGGAGCCAAGGGTGAGGATGGCGAGGGCGATGGCGAATCCGGCGCTCATCGTGCGAGCCTCCATGCACAAAGGCCGAGGATGACGACCGGCGAGACCATCCAGATAAAATCGAAGGCGAAATCTAGGCATCGGAGAATGGTGTCCATTACGCCGCCCTCCTGCGGTTCGTGGTTTTGACTTTGCGGAGGCGATACCAGTTCTCCACCACGGCCCGCGAAATGCGATGGCCCACTCGGTTGCCGAATGGCTTGCTCGCCTCGATGGTTCCGGCATCGAGGAGCCTGTAAATCGTCTTTTTGCTGACGCCCAAAAGGGTCGCGGCCTCGGCGGTTGTGATTTCGTCGCTCATTTTTTCTTGGCCTCCATCATTTGACGAACAGCGCGGGAGATGAGTCGCGATACTGGCATTCCATCCTCTCGGCGGGACTGCGCCTTGAGATAGGTCAGCACATCCTTGGGGAGACTGATGCTTGTTTTCTGGTATGCTTTTTGCATGGGGCAATTGGTAGTAAGTGGTGGCAATGAGTGGCAATAAAATTTTGAAAGTTTTTTCAATAAGGTGATCACCTACACTCTACTTTTCTCTTGACACCCGCATGGGTGCTAGCTTTGCGGGCGAAAAAATATTTTTGCCTTGGTAGTAAAAAATGCTACTCTGGGGTATATGAGTGCCAACAAAATCAAAGTCAGCGTGTCGCTTTCACCCGACATGCATCAATGGCTGAAGGTCGAATCCAAGCGCGAAACAGAAGAAAGCGGAGAAGATGTGAGCGTCTCTCGCTTGGTAGTCCGCGCAATAAG